TACTCTACACCATCAAGATTAATAACTGGCTTTTCTTTTTTTTCTTTAGCCATTATTGACTCCTTGTTAGTTAATTAAAGTTTTTTAAAATCTTCTATTGCTAATGCTAACCCAGCAATTTGATTTTCACATTCTAATTTGTTAGCTTCGTATTCAGACTTTTTACTTTCTAATTCAGATAAAGTGTATTCTACTTCTTCACTTGGCAATTCTTCACCAGTTTCACTATTCCACTTTTTAGTAGATAGTGCAATGTAGTTTTCTTTTACCTCTGCTTTAGCTTCTGAAATAATATCGCCATTTTCATCTACTATTTCCTCAGCAGATGGCATCACTACTTTTTCAAGTTTTTTAAAGTCTACTGTTTGACCTTTTTTTGATTCGTATTGTTTCCAATCCATTGTTATTTCCTATTTTTATGCGAATGTAAATTGTGTATTCATTGATTCAATTACTATATGTACATCCGTATTATATGATAATGATGAAGTAGATATAGTTCCAGTTGATGTATCAAGACTTAATGTTACTGTAGAAGGAGCATAAGGTTGATTTTGATGAATTAATGATAATGCTTTTGCATTTGTAGAATAAACCAAACTGTATTCAATGTAACCACTTCCACTGTTGTGATTTGTCCACATTTTAATCGTACCAGCAAAATTTGCATTGGCAGTTCCAATATCGTGAGATGAACCAGAAGATAATGCTCCAAAATCTTTTTGGATAATTCTATAATTGAGCATTTGAATTTTAGCACAATGAACTGTAGCACCACTATCTGATGCCATATAAACATCAGTTACATCTGAATCTCCAAGTACAACTGAATTATCTCCTACACCTACTGCATTGTATCCTATTACTGTTTGATTTACTGCTGATGCAGAACTAACACGAGTTGATGAGCCAATAAGTGTATTTTCAGTTCCATCTGTTAAATCATTAGTTCCATCGTGTCCAGCGTTATGTCCGATAGCTGTGTTATCACCATCATTACCACCAGTTACATTTCCAAGTGCTAGATGTCCAACTGCTGTATTTCTATCGCCATTTGCAGTAGTTTCCAAAGCACCATATCCAACTGCTGTATTTTGCCTTCCATTTGTAAGTAGCGTTAAGGCAGAAGTACCGATTGCAGTTGTACCATTAGAATCAATGTGATTGATTGAACCACCAGCATCTTTACCAATTAAAACTAAGTTATCTTGAGAGGTAGCGGAATCACCAGCCGAAGTACCTACAACTGTATTACCTATTCCTGTAGTACCAGCCTTTAAGGCATCAGCACCTATTGCTACATTTTGGTCTCCACCATTTAAAACAAGACCAGCATTATGACCTATAATTACGTTTCCTTCAGTGCCAGATGCTATAGCATTACCAGCCTTGTATCCAAATACTGTATTATTACTTCCCCCATCATTATTAGATAGTGAGATTCTGGAGTTTTCATCTAGAACAAAATTTGTAGTTCCACCAGATGAACCAGCAGAACGATTATGACCTATTGAAAATACTCTTCCAGTTTGGTCATTGTTACTATCATAGTTTATTGCACCGCTTTGAATAAAGTCTATTGATTGTGCAAGGTCTGCTAACTGTATTACGCCAGATGAAACAACTATATTACCAGCAAAAGTAGCATCTTGACTGGAGTCTAATGTGAGTGCAGTGTTACTACCATTAGTAGCAAAACTCATTACATCATTTTGAACTGCAATCCAATTACCATTATTTTCTGAATCAGAATCTTCAATAACTACTCTTGCTATTGCATCACTACTTTCAAACTTTGCAACATTATCCGATGCTGATGTAGCTGTAATTGTACCAGCAAAAGTAGCATTTTGATTTGAGTCTATCGTAAATGCGGGACTTGCTGTAGATACAGTACCACTGTTTGATTCTGTGAAAAAATCTATTCTTGTTGGGTAGTATCCAGTTGTTCCAGTATCCCAAACTGCATCAGCATTAAATTCTATTTTTGCACCTAAGTACGGAGGAGAACCACCAGAATCAGAACCTTGTGCTAAGATAACACCTATATTATCATTGTCAGCTATACTTACATCAGGACTCCATAAAGCAAGAGTTGCTGGGTCGTTATTACCACCAATGCTTTTTATGTTTACATCACCAGAAACAGTAGTATCTCTTTCTAATGTTATTGAAGTTGGACTAAAAATAGCAGTATTTGAACCTTGATAAATAATTAAGTTTCCAGTTCCAGCTTCATTTATATAACTATGTGTTCCATTGTGGTATAATTGTAAATCATTGGAATCTCCAAATAAAGCCTTAACATCATCACCAAGATTTATATGATTGCTAAAAGTAGCCTGCTGGTCAGAGGCTAATGTGAGTGCAAGAGTGTTACTATCTCCAGTTTTAAACTCCATTTTTTGGTCAGCGTGATTGTAATTAATCTGACCTCTTACATTAGTGGTTTCATAAAATAGTATTCCATTAGTGGTTTCATCTGCTTGACCAGTGAGCTTCATCCTTGCACCGCCACCAGTAGAAGTAATATTTAAAAAAGCATTACCACTTTTAGATATGGTTAAATCACCAGCAAAAGTAGCATCTTGGCTTGAGTCTATTGTAAGTGCAGTAGTGCTACCAGTAGATAAAGTCATTGAGTCAGTACCACCAGCAACATTCAAATTGATTGTATCTGTAGTGCTATTATCTATTCTTAATTGTGCATTTGCACCTTCCACTCTAAGCAACTCACCAGTGCTTACAATATGGGCTTTTACTGCTGGGCTTGTCGTGCCTATACCAGTATTTCCATTGCTATCAACAACTAAATTTGTAGTACCAGCTAACCCACTTGCTGTACCCATAAATGCTCTACTACCATTTGCACCAAAGTATGCTGTAGTGTCGTCATCTACTACTGCTATTTGTCCATTATTATCTGTACTTTTAAAATAAGCTACTGTATCAGCGGAATTTTCAACGTGCAATGGGTAAGAAGGTGACACACCTATACCAAGTCGACCATTACTATCTAGTCTCATACGTTCAGTTGCACCACCAACTGCATTATAAGTAGCAGTACCAAAAGACAAAGAACCACTTGGTAAAGTGCCATTCTCTTGCTCATTTATAGATTTTATGAAAGCTGAAGGGTATGGAGCATTCCCACTTGTGTCGTTGGTGTAAAATTCAAAAGCACCATTAACATCTCCATTATCCCAATCTGATGAACCTGTTTGATTTGTTAATCTTAATGTTGGAAATACTGTAACGTCTGTACTGACAGGAGATGCCACATCTAAATTAGTTACTGGTGCTATGCCTATACCAACTCGTAAATTATTAGTATCCACAACAAATACATCTGTTCCATCATTCTGCTCTACTAAAAATGCAGAAGTCGAATTACCACTATCTGATTTTACATGAAGGTCTCCATTAACTATTTCATCGTAAGAGTTAGTTGCACTACCATTGACTGTTAAGTCTCCAGATATAGTTACATCACCAGAGATTGTACCTCCGGCTAGGGACATATTTAATCTGTTGTTTGTAGTATCTAAAACACTGTTCAGTGCTTCTTGTGAGGTTACTGAGTTTGCCGTGACGGCGTTTCCTGAAGAGTCTAGAAGTACTTTGTTTAGAACTTCTTTAGCGGTGAATTTATTTGGGTTTGCCATAATCTATCCTATATTCCTCCACCACCGCTTAAAGCATCCATATAGTCAAATTATATGTTCTGTAACTTACCTTACATTAAAACAAATAATCAATCAATTATATTAAGTAAAACTTGCTGGTACTACTGCTCTAGTTCCTCCAGTTTTACTTCTTTTCTTTGTGCCATACTTTTTAATAGCCATATCAAATTTTCTTTCATGTTGCATCATCAAAGACATATACCCCTGCATCATGCCAGCATCAGGCGTTGAACCCGCCTTATCCATATACAAACATTTTTTCACATAATCTACTATTGCTGAATGATATAAATTATCCACATCTGGAAAGTCTGTAAGAGCATCTACTTTTTTAGGGTTTCCATAATAATGTATTAACATACCATTTGAGACTGCATGATCAAATGCCTGATATGCCTTTCTATCGGTTCTGGACTCACCAGAAGAAGAATATGTGGTGATCAAACCTAAATGATCTCCTCTTATAAAATACAATACCTTATCTTCAGGATACTTTATATTGCTTGCCATTATTCAGGCTCCTTTATTGCAGACTCTGATGTGATATCAAACATTAAAGGTTCTCCATCTAGCACCCTAGGGATTTGAATATAATCACCATCATTATCCATGACATCTACTCTATACACTTTATTGATTCCCATTTCTTCTGTAGAAGAATCGGTAGAACCATCTCCAATACTGTAAAACATTTGATTTGCAACTATATTTACTTTTGCCGTCATCGCTTTTTGTGAATACTGACCAATTTCATTGATAGCATCATTAATCAAAGACATAATGTAAGCCTCTGGTGCATTAGGAAAAACTTGTCTAACTCTGCTTATAATTTGTTTTACTGATAGTCTATGTATTGGATGTGACATTACCTAAGAGCCTGTATTCCTTTATCGTAGTCTGCCTGTAATTTAGCTTGTTGCTGTAAATAAATGTTGTAGTTTTGTTGATTGTTGTTAAGATTCTGAGAATATGACTGAACTTCACTGTTCACTTCTGCACTATACTTATTTAATTCTGCTAAAAACTTAGATACAAGATCATCATTATTTTGTATAGCCGCTTGTAAAGTCTGTGCCTTGTTTTGTAAGTCTAGGGCCTGATCCTGAGCCTTATTAAATTTATCTACATCAGTTGTTTGAGATGCTTCTTGCTGTGCATCTGCCGCATCGAGTTGTGCCTGTCTTAATGCTACCTGTAAATCAGTATTGTGCTTTGCAAGCTCTGCCTGCACATTAGCTTGATACCTTACATTCTCTTTATTAAACTCATTTAACTCATTCTGTATATCTGTAGTGTATTGCCTTAATGAATTTGCTTCTGTGGTAGTCCAAGCCTGTAGTGCCGCATTTACCTCTGCTTGGTATCTATCTAGCTTTCTAGAATACACCTGAACATCTGCATTTACTTCTGCTTGATATTCTGAAACCTTGGCCTGATATTCTTGAACTTCTTTTTGCAGTAGTAAAGAAGCTTCTTGCTGTGAGTCTTCTGCATCAAGGCGTGCTTGCTGTAATTGCTTTTGAATAGTCGCTTGATATTCCACATTGGCATCATTAAAAACATTGAGTTGGTTTTGTAATGCCGCTTGATAAGCAGATATGTAAGAATTCAATTTTGATATCTGAGCACTAGCAAGTTCCGTATCTTCGCTATCTTCAATGAAGTCTCCTAAGACCTCCCACCAATCACTAACATCTGTTTGGTCTCCATCTGTACCCGCTGTCCCCGCTGTTATAGCCGCAGTAAGCTCTTCTGTCTCACCGCCAACCTTAGGAGCTGTATATGCGGGAGCAGTACCAAAAGACCCTATTGTAATTGCCCCTATCGCCGGAGTGGTAAAACTAGCAGTTGATAAAGTTGGAGGACTGCTTAAAGAAAATACACCGGGATCAGAATCTCCAAACGGGTTTCCATCTTCACTAAGATTAAAAAAATCTTCAAATGAAACCCTAGTAGTTAATGTTGGTTTTGTATATGTTGGAACATCTCCACTAATATCTGCCTTAGAAACCGTAGAAACAGTAATCGCACTCACGGGACTAGCACTGGCATCTGAGTTGCTGGCATTCGAATAAGACAGTGTAGCAAGACTAGGAGCACTTGGTGCTGATGCAGATATGCTTAAATCTGCTTTAATTAAACTGTTTATTTTATTACTAAGAGATTTAATAGCACCATAAAGAACTACAAGATATTCAGCCTCATCTGGAAAGCTAGATATACTAGAATCCCCAAACGCCACAGTTGGAAAAGACACATGCTGTACGAACGCATTGTTAGATGCAGTTGGCGTTGGATATACTGTTAAAATGTTTTGATATAAATAATAAGCAGGATCGCTTGTAGTTGCGTATTCCATATCCGAAGAGTCTGTTATTCTTCCTCTTTTAGAACTAGGGATAAGCCTACAAGGTTGATCTATCGTACCATCATTTCTCAATACAGATATCACAATCCCCTTACCATCCATATTTGTAAGTGTAGGCGTGCCGTTATCTAAAGTTGCCTGAGTAGTGCATTCAGCTAACATCCTAGATGGCATCAGGTTTATCACCTCTTTAGCACCATCTGTTAAAAACTGACTTAATTCTGTTTGAGTTGGTGCACTACTACCATCTATGCTTAAACTTGTTAATGCTTCTACCTGTGCTTCAAATGTTGCCATCTTATGCTCTTCTTACCTTACCTGCTATCTTCTTTGAGTACTTGGCTTTTGGCTTTCCTTTTGCAGATGCGGCTCTCTTTCTTCTGTTTGTAGCCGCTTTTTCAGAGGCACTAAGACTTTTCCTAACTGATTCAGGTAAATAACGTCCACGCTTTGCTTTTGGTTTTTTCTTATCTGCCTTAACGACATAATCCCACTTTTGCTTTGACCACTTTGATAATTTATTCTTAGATGACTTTTTACCAGAATACCTTCCACCCATATCCTTATAATACTTTACAGCAAGTTGCATAGCCCTAGCAGAGTGCTTGCCACCCATTTTTCTTTTAGCTTTAGCCTTTGCTCTTGCCCACTTGGCGGGATCTCTTTTTTTTGCTGTTGCCACTATTTCTTTTTCTTTTTGGCGTGTGTCATTTGAACTTTAAAACTGGCAGTTAAACTTGCACCTTTATGTGGCTTGTATCCACCTCTAGGGTTCTTCATTAATTTATAACCGGCACCAGCTTTCATCCAATGATAACCAGTAGGTGCTTTTACTTTTTTATTCATTACCATTTCACCTTATGACTCCAATACCTTGCTGATAGTTTGCTAGGCTTAGAGTCTTGTGCATTATGTCTTGCATAATACGATTTACGTCTTGCTTTGTCTTTTTTACTCTTTGGATTCTTGCCAGCACCTCTTACTCCCTGCTGTCCAAATCTAATTAATTTTGTTGTGCTCCCAACCTTAGCGACCACTACATGTGACTTCTTTGGGTGATTTGGAGTACGTTTTGGTTTATTATATCCACTTACTCCAGCCCGTACAAGCTTTGGGTCTCTTCTCTTTTTCTTTTTAGCTGGCATAACCTAAATTTTTCCTCATGCTTTTTACATTGTCACTCATGCTTTGAGTAGAAAACTCAACGTCTGTTCTTTTTCCTAAGTCAGAAGTCATCCACATATTCGTAGTGAACTTACTTTCAGATGCTTGTTTACCGCAAGACTTGCAGTAGAACCAGCCTCCCTTGTTTTCTTTATTGCAATGCATACATTTTTTCATAATTAATCCTTTTAGGTTTCGAGGGCCGCCTTTTTTTGACAGCCCTCACAGTACCTATTACTGTTATCCTTATGTATTCGGATTATTGATTTTGCAACTCGATGTATTCAACTATGTAGCACATAGTACCAGCAGTAAAGTTACCACCTGAAGATACCGCTCTAAAATGAACGTCTGTATCCGCAGATCTGTAAGATGCCGCTAGAGTCCCTAGAATAGCTGTACCACCTAAAGCCGCAGTTAGAACATCATCGGTAGATGATCCTATTCCAGCCGCAGTTGAAGTAGCAGATGCTTCAAGGCAATCAGCATCTAAAGTACCCGTAAATTGAGTACCTCCAGCCGCTGTGCCTACGCTTACACCAATGTTTCCTGATGCATGAGCTAAAGCCGAATGAACTACAGCCGTCAATCTTGTGATTATTGAATTAGCAGGAACAGACATTGCTCCAGAATCAATATTCGCAGAACTAGCCGCAAAAGGAACTAGCTTCGACTCTATCTTGATTACACCCTTGCTAGGAGGCAGTGCTAGACTGCCGCTATTTACGTTTAGTGCGTCAGATCTCATCTTAGACTCCTTCTAGGTTGAACAGTGCGTGTGATTCAGGAAGAGTAATCTCTAAACCAGCTTCGGTTAAGATCATATCTTTCCTTAAATCCTCATCAGCCGCCTGTACGTTCGTCATAACTTGAGTGTCACGATTGATACCGTTACCGATTAAGGGACGATAAGCAAGTTGTGTCATATCGGCCATGAGCATAAACCCAGATGCGATTCCTCTAAACAATGGCTCTTTGACAAGGTTTAACTTTCCATGAATGGTATCAATTACCATAACGGAATGTCCAAAAGCACCTTCTCTTGAGTCCATGTTTAGTCTGAATGGGCCATTGGAATGACCAATAGATGCATCAAGAAACGCACCGTCACCTAATTTGTTAAAGAATGTAATGACTGGTAAACTACATAGTACTAGCTTTTCTGCCATTCCACCCCTAGCTGGATCAAATATCACTTCAAGATCGCTAAGCAATCTATCGTATGTTAATTCAGCCTGTGCAACACTACGATGATATGCACTTCCAGAAGAATAGGAAAGTGCAGAATCGTCCACAACTGGTGACACATTCTTTACGATGTGACCGACTAGACCTTCTGTGTACTGGATACCGCTTACACGAGCTCTTTGACCGAAGAGCATAGCTCTTTCAATATCAATCTTGTGCTCACGTAATTTGGTAGCCCAGATACGATTCCACTCTTCAGCATACCCACGATAGCGAGTTGCATAAGCAGTGTTGGTCATTTCTGCCGCTGTTTTAAAAATCTGGGTGTACCCAAAGTCATCTTCTAGTTCAGAAGAGAATACGTCTGGGGAACCAGAACCTTCTTCATAGGATGAACCTATGATTTGAGCTACGTCATCGTCAGCTATGGAATCACTTCCACTGACAGCAGACACATCAATTACTTTACCAGTAAATGATGAATCAGAACTTGCATGACTTACTCCTGACTCTACTCTAACTAATGCCTGACCGTATCCTGCCGTTGAATCAACCGTACCGACAGCAAAAACCATACCTTTTACTAGGTATTCGACAGCGGCTCCACCAGCAGTATCAACAGTAAATGAATACGAAGAACCTGCGGAAACCGAGCCGACAGCACCTTTAATCTTAAAAGAGCGGTCTGTAAAGCTAATTCGGTTACGATTTTCTAAATAACGGAACACTGGGTCATCGGTAGGTGCTTTAGCAACCTGATTTAGATAGACGAAAAATGGAGACTCCTCAGGAGCCAACTCGGCAACTCTGTCGCCGAAATTAAATATTCGTCTTCTATCCGGTCTTTGACCTACACTAGCATCAGAGGTAGTAGCAGTAATATCACTGGATTTTAATACTCCAGAATTGTATGATATTGCCATTTTGTTACCTTTGTGTTATGTGGTTATTATTAATCACGGTAATCTTCCAGAGTTCCCAGTTGCCATGATTGAATCAAACATATTGTCTGTATCATTCTTTTTAGGCATTGGTGGCTCTCCTTGGAGAACTCCCGCTGTGCGAGGAGCCTGCTGTGCCGCAGTTACCGCTTCCATTGTATCATTATTAGCAACGGATTTACCGCTCTGCATCTGCCAAAGCTTGACTAGATTGTTCAAACCTACTCTCTCTTTAGGCTGTGTCGTAAACTGCAAAAACTCTTGAATGTCATCGTCGGACATTTTATAAGTTCCTCTCAGTTCATTCACAGTGTTTTGCATTTGCATTTCAGCTTGTATCTGTTGCTGTTGTTGGGATAACGCAGATTGCAATCTCTGTTGTACCATATTTTCTATCTTGCTATTAACGTACCGTCCTGACTCAGAGTTTTCATCTGTAAACGCATCCCAAGGATTGAAATCATCCTTACCTACTGTTTGCTCTGGTTGCTGTTGTGTTCTGTTTCCGGCTATACCATCCTCAAGAACCTGAACTAAATCAGGTCTCTGTTCTAGTAGCTGTAGTATCTGAGCACCTTGTTGCAGTTTAGCATTTTCGGCCTGTGACCGATCATACATAGACTGAAACTTTTTAGCCTCAGCTTCATAATCTACAGCAGGAACTTCTTCCTGTGCTGGTTCTTGTTCTTCAGCGACAAGCTGTGGGCCTACCTGCTGATTGATGATATCCTCTTCAAAAGCACTATTAGCACCGGGCTGTTCGGCAGGGATATTCATTTCCTGTTGTTCTAGTGTTGACATAGTCTCTCCTTAGATGTCTTTAGGCTTCTGGAGCAGAACTGACTTTTCTCTGTACATCTTTGAGATTATTAGCCAATTTCTCCACCTCAAGCTTCACCTCGTTTTCTAGTTTTCCACGTTGTACCCTTCTATCAGCCTTAGACTCGGAATTGATTTCACTCAAGCGTGACTTGAACTTCTCAACTTCGACTCTCTTTCTATCGCTGACAGATTCTCTTTGGGCTGTCTGCAAGTCACCTTGCAAATTCTTTATCTGAGCTTCCATTGCCTGTATCTGCTGTTGCATCAACTGCTTCTCTTCCGTCCTTCTCATAATGCCTTCCTTGTCAAATAGCTCAGGATTCTTCTTTAATACTTCATAACGGTCTACAATGCCCATCTGGAACGCCTCTAGGTATACGGCAAGTTCTGCATATTTACTGGATGGCATTGTTGAACCCGGTTCAATTCTTACATCGTGCTGATCTAGCATGTGTCTTTCTTTCTTCAGGTCTAAGATTGCCTGAGATACATCTGTATAGAAGTTTGCCATAACCTCTGTGATGTTGTTATTTGGCTGTGCCAGTCTAAAAATCTTTTTGTAGGTATAATGACCTTTGGACAGGTTATACAAAACCTTACCCAATTTGTTAATACTAAACTCTATGTCTCGGAGTTTAGACTTTGGTCTTTCGCTACCCAATGCTATCATTCTTTCTGTAGCTCTCATGGTCTCTGGAGCTTTTTCTGCAAATCCATGCATCATTTCTGGTAGACCAAAAATAAAATCTATGTAAAACTCTGATTGCTGTATCAGTCTATAAAACTCACCAGCAAGCGGTTGAGGAGCAGGGTAGTGCGGTTCGCCTTGGGATGAATCCACTTCAATGACTGCGTTCGGGTTAGCCCAGTCTTTTTCAAGTTGATCTATGTCGTCCACACTACCCAAAGGTACCAAAAGCTTTAATCCTGCTGATGCCTGTGCATGAGACAGTGCCAAAGACCACAGCTTATTTAGAAGCCTTTGCATTGGCCTAGCCCTAGACACATCAGACTTTGGATATGGAGTACCAGTCCAAATGTTTGGAAGTGGTATGATTGGGTACTCGTCTGTATTTAAAATCTGTTCATACAGTATGACCTCTCCCATTGATGCACATACCTTTACCCTAGTCTGCAACACCTCTATAGCTGTAAATGCACCAATATCAAATGCTTCTTTGTTTTCCTGATAAAACTTGGCGTACTCTTCTTGAGACAGAATGTCCTCATCCTGTGTCTGCATGTCAATGACCCTATAGAAAGGAACCTTGACTTTATAAAATCTTTCTAATACCTGATACTTTTTTACTTGATAATAGTCTTTATCTTTTACATCTGCTGGTGTAAACACCACCATTGAGTTTTTATTTTGTGATGCTGGGTAATCTTCTTCATCATAAGTAAATCCAGATATGTCATTTATCAGTCCGGGTATCACCTCTCCAGTAAGCGGGTCTTGCTTATCTGCTAATTCAGGGTAGAGGTTGACGGCTTGTTCTCCCGTTAGGATGGTGGAAAGGATAATGCCATCCGAATCGCCAAACCAACGATCTCTAGAGCTGGGAGATGCGTACACTCTAAACGGGTCAACATAAGTGAACTTAACGTCACCTCTACCGAAATCTGATTCTGAGTCAATGTAGGCATACAGATACCCCATGCCGGTAGTAGCATAATCCTGTATTGCCTGTTTCATCTGCCAGTCACCATCTGAGTTTTGCCACACATAACCCATAATGGTTCTCCACAATGTAGCAACCTGCACATCGGAATCTTCTCTAGGGGTTATAGTAAACGCTGGTGGTCTGGATGTTAGTACTGCTTTAAATTTTTCAATAGCGGCAGAAATCCTATCCATTGGTATATCTGCCTGATTTCTCTGAGACAACTCATCAGATTCATCTTGACTGAAATGATTCCCAAGATAGAAGTCAATGTCCTTACGGGCCTCTGTGTCCCAGTCAGATCTTGAATCACGCCATTGGCGATATAGTTCTTCGTTATAGGAAGCTCTAGGGTCTTTATCCATTATCTAAGAGCTCTCATTGGTTCGTCTCCCATGCCTTGCCTTACTGAACCCATACCTCTTTGCATTGTTTGCATTTTTAAAAACTCTAATAAGTCTCTAGCCCTTGCATTTTCCATGTCTTGATTAGGAGGCATCATAGAACCTTCAAAGTTTAGCGTGTCTCCACCCTCACTTAACAAAGATTGCAACTTCAACAACTGCAATGACTTCCTAGCACTGTCTACAGTATTCATATTAATACTATCCTGTAAAGCCATAGCTTGATTACGAGCTATTCCAATCTCACCCGCCTGTGGATTTTGCATCCTCATGTCAATGCTATCACTTAGTTGCCGATTCATTGCCTGCCCCATCATTTCTGGTGGTAATGGCGGGCCTATCATCCCACCTTCCTGATAGCCTTTCTTCTTTTTATTCGCCATGCCACCGTACATCATTTCCATCAAAGAATCCTGCACTTTTCCACCTTCTTGATATGATTTTTTATATACATCCCTAGCTTCTTTAATTAATCTTCTAGCGTATTTATCTGCAAGTTCTTCATTTCTAGACACATTTCTCACAAAATCTGACATAGTTGGACTTTGCTTTGATAATTGCCTAAGCATACTTCCTTTTCCGCCTCGATTAAACTTATCAGACATTAATAATTTTTTTATTTTAGATAATGGAACATCCCCAGAACCAAAAATTCCAGCATATCCCTTGCTTAATACACCAGCGGCTGGTATAAAATTACCTTCAGATATCCCAAGAATGTCTTCTTCTGAAAGAACACCGCCACGAGAATCTGCATCAAACATTGAATACTGAGGGGCTCTTTCAACCATATCATTTAGTGCAAGTAAATTCATTATATTTGTTGCTGTGTTGTCTTGAACCTCTCCACCTTCTTGCATATAACCCATCTTGTTTCTAACTGCTTCTGGTAGCTTGCCTAAACCGGGATTGTCTTGAGGGATTGGTTTTAAATTCTTGTGAGCCTTCCCACCTTTCATATACCCAATTAAACCACCATCTTTTTTCATTTCATCAAAGTAACCTTCGCCTTTTAATACAGCTCTTACCAAGGGGTTTGTAGACGAGGTTCCAACAACAGGATATCCCCCTTGTTTGTCAAAAAAATCTTTTTCTGCCTGAATAACAGTCGCACTAACATTATCAACCATGTCACTAAAGTTTTCATAACCCGGTTGATCTCTTAGCTCCGTTCTCAACCTAGCCCCCGTCATAACTCCCTGTTTGTCATAATCAACATCGTAAAGTCCAGAACGTCTATAAATATCACCCCTTATTCTTCTCGCCATTATCCTAGGATCTATCTGAGTCTGTCCTCCGTCTTGATACCCCTGCATTTGATCTATAACCATGCCACCGCCAGCATAAGCATCTACCATTCCTCCAGTACCCATTGGCTTTGGCCCAGCTTGAACCATACCACCACCATACATTCCTTTCATGTTTGCCATTGTGGCCTTTTCTATAAGACTATCTATGTTTGAGTGACCGCCTTTTTCTGGCATATTGTTTATCATATTCAGCATGGGTGCTCCTATCATGTCTACTGCCTCTTTACGGATCACAAACTCTCCGGGGGTTAGTATTGCTTTTACTGTATCTGTAGTTCCGGGCATTATTCTTTTATCTCAAAGTGTGGAAAATCATCAAATCTGTTGTCTTTTACTTCCCATCTCCCTTTTTCTTCATACATATCCCAATTACCGCCCCATCTTATCTTATGGCCCATGCCCCTAGCAATGCCAATAACGAACCCAGCAAAGAGGGTTTGTCGCTCCCTGTCTTCCCAATCCACAGGATAAGGGGTAACGTCAACGGCTTTAGAAGGGTTAGAGTTATGCCTGCCATTAGGATACTTGACCTTAGTACGCTTTTCATCATATAGTTTGTTTTGCCTTTCCTTGTTTCTATATCCCTCCAAGATAGAACAATCCACATGCTTAATCACTTCATTAAACACGTCTTGCAACCGCTGATCGCATGTTGCTAGTCTTTCCTTTGATCTCTTTGAATATCTTGGCATGAATATTTTACTAGGCTATGTTAGCTATAAAATGATAAATGTTGCAATAGATTTAAACTCGTGCACCCGTCATCCAGCTATAGGTCTTTTTTACGATGCGTTTGGTTGGTGTTTCCTGTTCATTTAACAGGGTTTCCCGTTTTGTTCTAGAGCTTTTTGGTGGTTTGGCAAAATAGTCTGCATAGTACAATGCATCCATCACATCATCGTTTCTAGGCTTTGGGTGTTCAAAGAACTCATCCACCAGTTCTGTCATTTCTCTTTGTAGATAAAGCTTCTTAGAATTAACAATAGGGCCGAGACTGGTTTCCAGCCTATCTTCTTTTTTAATTCTAGATGGAGGCTTAACGCCTTTAAATATGCCGGGAAGAAGTCTTTTTTCTTTTGCGGAAAGTCTCGTAACCATATCCCGAACCATCTCCTGTGCCGCAACTGTTTCAATCGTGACACGGCGTACTGGTGCATATTTGTTCGCAAGTCTGATAATCTCCTTGGGAACATCGAATGTTGGTATACGCTCACGAAAATATTCCAGTACATATCTATTGTTGCTGGAATCAATGCCCATGACCAGTATGACTTGATAGTCAGAAGTCTCTGAGGCAGTCGCCGCAAGGTCAACACCAATGTAGATATTGATTGGGATAGCATCGTCACCGTCTATAAGGTAGTTAAATTTATTCTTACATTCAACCCTTCCGTTGTAATACTGTATCCTGTCTATCTTAAATGATGCACTGGACACATCTCTAGCATCATTCATGTACTCCTGAGCAAACTTATTGACCAGTCCAGCTTCAATAAACTCACGCTTTTTTGCTTCCAGCTTTTCTTTTGAGAACTGAGCTGACCATAGTGGTTTACCATCTTCAATAGCTCTGTAAAAGTTTACATCCCAAGGATAGTCCCTTTTGTCCTCTTGTGCCTTTTTCCAACCATCATACGTCATTTGCAGGTAAGAGTCATAGTGCACAATGGTACCAGATAGCCATATCCAGCCTTCATTGCCCGGTGTTTCTTCTAAGGCAGGGTACACTGTAGACACAATCCACTTTTTGATGTCAGCACGCCTTTCTGGCGTTTTGGTGTTTAATTCTGATTCAAAGTCATCCAGTACAATACCCGTATAACGCACATCTACCTCTGCCCTACCTCTAAGCCTTTGTGATGTACCTTTGGATATGACCCTATCACCCTTTGGTGTTACTAAGTCTTTTTCTGTCCAGCGTTTGCCTACACTACCACCATCCATGTTTCCAAAGTAGTAGCGTATCATTTTATTGTTTTCAAAGTGTGATCTAATGTATTTCAGGTGGTCAATAGCCTGTGACTGCTCTTCTGATACCCATGCAATGAAGTGTTGTTGGTCATCAGCGGCAAAGCACAGCTTATGCATGATAGCCGCTTTGGCTACTACTGATTTACCGTGACCTCTAGGAATGATGTTACAGATACGAGCACCGGGTGCTGTATCTATCATCTTCTTTCCCATTTCGTAGTGGAAGGGTGCTGATTCAGACTTTTTCAGAAAGTCATTAGGTAGGAACGCCCTACCAAAGTAGATAAGGTTGCTGTATGCCTTTGCTAATACCTCATCTCTTTTCTCCATTTCTGATGGTGGAGGAGTAATATTGAAACTCATTCAGACAATTCTTTCTGTTTTTCAGGTAATATACCTTGCTCAAATGCCTGTAGTTTCTCTCTGCTAAAGCCAGAGAACTCCTGTATTAGTGCTACAGAATCTACTTTCTTTTCTGTAGACAGCAAACCAGAGATCTTCATTAAGGTTTCTATTGCTCTGAGTTTGTCATTGTCTCTAACGTCTATCTTGTCAATAACATCTTTAGTTGTTTCCAGTAGGTATCGTTTTGTAATACCCACTTCTGACATTAAGTTTTCTATTTCTTTATCCACTGCCTGCCTCACTGTTTTGTTTTTAAGTAGTAGTGTTGATCTTCTTTCTGCATGATCTAAACTGGTTGTCTTGGGAAAAGCTTTTTGATATGCCTCTACAGGATCCATACCATGTGCTACGTACTTTGCAAAATGTCTTCTTGCATCTGTCAGGTAGCCACCAGTTTTGACTTGATACCCTGTTTTCTTTGTGAATCTATATATTTCATCTTTGATGGTTCCCACAAAAGGACTTGACCCCCTGTGGTTAAACATTCCAATAACTGTTCTAATATAATTGTTGTCTCTTTTCTTTTTATCTACGAAACAACCCTTCTTCAGTATCTGAACAATCTTACCATCATCGGATACGCACCAGTCTCCCTCTTCTGCCTGTTTCCAATCGGTAATCAATGGAGTGTCAGGATGAGCCTTACGAAACTCTTCTTCTGATTCGTAGGCATAGTGCTTGACTCCCTTTATGGTGCGAGTCAGTGCCAAATCAGTTTGGTTCCTGATCGTCCAAAAGGTTTAGATCTAGTATCTCCAACTCTGGCATGTTCTTCATGCGGTACAATAGTTCGGATAGGAGACCTATTTGTTTTGAATTAGGGTCTATGAGATCAGTAAGCTTTAGCTCGTTTGATATCTCACGGCAACGCTCTAGATTATCATAAACATTGTCAATTTGAAAGTCATTCATTCTGGCCCTCTGATATAATGTACGGTTTCTTTCCATGATTTAATTTAATAACACTTGACATCTAAATGGTAGATAATATATATTTAATTAAGTTTGTTTAGTTTGTTGAAGTTTTTCATAATAGTACTATAGTATATATAGTATAATAGTATATATTATATATATATAATATATATAGTACTATAGTATATATAGTAAGTAGTATATATAGTAAGTAGTAAGTAGTATATATAGTATATATAGTACCCGCCTAGTATTTTGTAGTACCCGCCCAGTAAAAAATCCAAAAATTTTAAAAAAATTATATTAGTATGTGTGTCCTTCTTTTATTTGACGTACGTACCCCCCACATGCGTTTCGCCGTTGGAAAAATTGTGTTGAAAAACTCGATTGACTTACACCTTATAATTTAATTACACAATTCATTATTATTTTGGAACCTAACCAGTATACATAGATATATATAGTATAGAGTTTTTTGACAATTTTAGAATAGGCCACTGGTCGTGAACTATACGGTCAATGCGTGAGATACCGTAGCCAGTAGCCGCCCTATAATGACCAATGTACTATAGGGTAATCAGATAGCAATTTACAATAAACAACATGGAGTATATTTTGAGGGACATCTTAAAAGAAGAAGCTCAAGATTATTTCTCGCATAATCCAAAAGCTAAATCAGTAGCTTTCATTCTATTGGAAGCTGACAAACTGGAAAAGCTACAGAATGATGGTTCAGCCGAAATCATAGACGGTATGGACTGTTCATTAGTTACGGTTATCGAGAATGACAATCTAGAGAACGAATAAGATTCGGAGCTTGGCCGGTAGCTTGGCAACAGAATACCGGCCACTTTCAAAACATACTCTTCATTCAAAACAAACGGAGAATAAAATGCAACACAATAACGCATTAGAAATAACACCTAACTGGAATCTAGAAACAAGTAACTTGGAGAATGAGCCGGTCAAACCAGTAATTGAAAATCTTGGTGGTGACTGGGATCCATTCATTGAAGTTCATAAAGAGCCGGTATATTTTAACGACGGTTCTCAAAATCCAACAGTTTATGGAATCCGATTAGGTTCTCAGGATAAAGTACTTGCTGGTAATGTTTCAGCAGATTATTTACTGGTCAATAACAAGGATCTAGTAGACATCTGTGTTAATGAAGTATTAAATCCATCAGGTATATCTTTTGAACATCACAAGAGATTCTTCAATAACAAGGGTCAATTCAGGGATATATACTATGCTGACAGTACAATAGAGGCTATAGTTCCTGAAGTTGGTGATGTTTTGAGATTAGTTGCTGAAATTCAAAATTCCTATAATGGAACAGCAAGAGCCGGAATCAAATTCTACTTTGAAAGGTTCATCTGTAAGAACGGTATGACATCCAATGTCTTTGGGTTTGGTCATACGTTCAAACACTCATTAGGGAATATTGACTGGCAAGACCAAATCATACAAGCTACTTCAATTTTGAGAAATCAATCTGAATACAAAATTGAACAGTTTGCTAAGGCTTGTGGTAAATTACAGAAATCAATAAGCAATACAGAAATCAAGCATATTAGAGAACAGTATTTGCCTAAACTACCAACACAACAGTTTGGTCAGCTTATGGATAAATATCTTGAAGATGGTGATTTCACAGCTTGGGGATTGATGAACGCCGGAACTAATGTTCTATGGCATGCCAACAAACTAACCAATGCTAACTTCAGCAACAACACCATAGTAGTTGATGGAATGTTACAGTATGGTAAGGATACAGAACCTACCAGTTTTGTAGACCCTAATCAAACTGATATGTTCCAATCATAACACAGAACAGAGATGGGGAGCAGAAATGCTCCCTTTTCTCTAATTTTTTTTATTTTTGTAATTTTTTTTTATTTTAAAAATTTTTTTATATATAATAATATAACTACTTAACGAAGGTAACTCATTATTTTATAACTACTTAACGAAGGTAACTCACTTTTTTATATGGTTTTCTATTGGCTGTATAAATAAAGGGGGATTCATAACTAAAACAATTCATATAATTAAGTGTAATTTGTGTAAGTAAATAACCTCTCATAAATAAACTATATTATATAGTTTCAAGGAATACCACAACCCCCACACACAACCCCCCAAAAAAAGTTTATATTTTTTTTTTTTAAATATTGGGAACTTTTTCACAGTTAAATAGTATAGTATATATAACACAAACAAAGGAGTAAAAAAAATGAAAGACTTAAACGAAATTAAATTAAAAGACAGTGAGACAATAAAAATCATAATTGGTAAAGACTCTTATGTTGAAATGGGAAAACTGAAGAGTGGAACAATATTTGTAGATATTAAACACCATAATACAAAAGCTGTAGACAAGGTAAAGTTAGATAAATACTCCGGTTTTAGTAATACTGATAGTAAAGAAGTGAGTTGGTCTAAGTGTGAAAGCTCACTTAGACAAGAAGAAGGATATGTTACTGTAACCCATACAGCATATAATAAATAAATAAAAAAAACTTTGGGAGGTTGGGAACTTTTCCCGACCTCCTGAGTATAACAAGAAACAAACGGAGAAAAAAACAAATGAAAAAAGTAAAAGTAATTATAGAAGTTGATGGAGTTGTAATACTAGATGAAGACACAGAAACAAACCACAAAGAGAATTTAAAAGATTTTTTCTCTGAGGAATACAAAGATTGTACAGAGCAAGAGCAGTTTAAATGGTGTTTGGGTGGTTTAAATGACACAGTACAAGAAGAATTTAAAAGAATAATAAAAGGAGTATAACAAATGTACACAACAGAAACAGCAACAACAAGAACAGCACTAGACAAATACAAACAGAATCTAAAAGTTGATTACAATAATGTATGGAGTTATGAAACAAAGGTTGCAGAGATAGACCACAAGAACAGAACAATTACACCTCTTGGGTGGTGGTCTGTAACTACGTCAAAGCACATAAATTATGTGGGTTCTGAGTACGGATACGAAGTACAGAAAGTAAACTAACTTACAGAAATTAAAGGGGGTGTGTAATGCATCCCCTTTGGGAGAAATTATGACACATACAGAAATACAAGAGATACACAGAAAACTTGCACTTCCTACAATAAGGGATGAGTCAGGTAAAATAATACCTACGGAGTTTTCTGAGAAAGAATTGAGTTTCATAATATTTGAGATGATGCACGAAATGAGAGAGGAGAACAGAAGAAAGTCGGGTTGTGTAATACAGAAGAATTGGAACAAGATGAGCAAACAAGAACGAAAAGAATTGGAGAAATAAAGTGAAGAAAGAATATTACACAGTAACAGAGAATTTTGAAATAACATTGATTTTCAAAAAGAATAAAAATAATGTGTTGAAGTTAGACGAAAAAGAAACTTTGAAAGGGTTCAAGAAAGACATAAAAGAATTAAAAAGAAGTTTGAGGCTTTTAAAGAATAAAGAATCTAAAAGAAGTGTGGAACTTTTTAATCATCGTGCAGTTAAATAAGTAAACAAAGGAGTAAAAAATGAAAGTAGATGAATTATTAAACAGAGCTTGTGAATTGCTTTGCGAACTTGAAGAAGGTAATAAATATTTTTATGATTTTGATGGTGGCGAGGAACAAAAAGAAAGAGTTGATAAATTCTTTGAGGATGTTAAAAAACATAATGAATCAAAGGACTCATCAAATACAAAACAATCTGCATTGGCAGACATAGAGGGTTTAGATATGATAAAAGATGCTTTATGTGTAGAGTGTGATAGTTATATAGATTATTCAGAATTGAAAGATGGTATGTGTTCCAAATGTGGAGAAACATTGGAGGTTAGAAACAGTTACAAAAAATAAAAAAATTGGAACTTTAAATAAATAGTGTAGTTAGATAAGTAAACAAGGGAGTAAATAATGAAAGATAATAAATACAACGGATGGACAAATTACGAGACGTGGAACTTTAATTTGTGGATTACAAACGAAGAAGAGGATTATAGCCACGCTTTAGAAATGGCGTTTGATTCTCTAGATGAGTACGAACTCAGTAAAAGACTAGAAGAGTGGGCGGTTGAGATGGCTGATGATTGTATAAGTACAGAAATTGGTTTTATTGTAGATATGATTTACAGCTCTATAAAAGAGGTCAACTTCTACGAAGTGGCTAGACATCTGTGGGAGGAACGACAAGAGGCAATACGAGAACACGATGGGGAGGTGGTCTAATGCATATGATAATAAGAAACATAGTCTACGCTAATTCTGAGAAAGAAGCACTTTCTAAGGCAGAAGATACCTTTCAGAACTTATGCGAAGGACAGAGACCATTTGATTACTACGATATGTTTGACAATGGTGGTACGTCCTATTGGGGAGACAAGTACCCTGAGGTGGCAGATGTAACAAGCAAGATAGGACGTAAGATGGTGGTAGAAGGGTGGAAGGCTACGCTAAGAGATATGCGATACCACTTACGAAAGATAAAGGAAGTTACAGAAGGTAAGAGTGTTACAGAAATTATGCGAGGTATCAGAAAGGATTGGCTTCAGTATCACTACAAATCTGTGGGAGATTATTATGGAGATAGTGTTTGGTTGTACGATGGAGATGGAGAAGGGATAAAAGATAGGGAGCATTTAGACAACGTACTAAACAAGTGGGGAAACAAACACTACAAAGACTTGAATGTGTATGTAGTACCCGCAGATGTACATTATTAAAATAAATTGGAACCAATCAAACACAACGTAGTATAAGTAATAAACAAAGGAGTTAAAATTGAAGAAACAACGATATAAAAGCACCACTACCTTAGACGTAGGCACAATGGTACAAGGGATGATTGGAGAGAATAACGTCTCTAATCTCTTCCTGAAGAACGGATTTATTGTTACCCGACCTGAGGTAGACCTCGGAGTAGATATGGTCGTATGCAAACCAAAGAGGTGGGGACAAAGAATGTTAATGAACAAGTGGCGAACCATACAAGTCAAGTACAATACACGAATATCAGAGACCAGTTACGGGACATCACTACGGGTAAAGGTTACGCCGAATCATTGTGATTATATTGCAGTACCACTTGAAGGAGATACAGAAAATGTTATCTTCTACCCACAGCCCAAAGAACTAAAAGGAAAGGAATACCACAGAGAGTTTGCTTTCTACGATCCAGTCAAGGCACAGAAAAATGGTAACTTTCAGAATCAGAACAAGCGAAGATGGGCAAAAGATTTTTACAAGTTGCCAAGCTAAATGGGAACTTATAACAACGAGGAGAGTATAAATGCCATATCCAATGAAAAAGAAGGAGAAACAAATGGGTAACATTACAGAAACTGGACACTTTGAGAAACTTATTCAAGAACAAGAAGGTGTCAGTACAAACATGATTCAACCAAGTCAGTATGTAGAGGCAGTATTGAAAAGCACCTCTTCTAATGTAGTGAACATACCTCAAGCAATCATAGAAGAACTGGGATGGAAGATAAACGAAGACGTAGAGGTTCAAATTTCTAATGTCAGCAACGATGATTTTGATTGGCAAGAGGTACAGATTATTAGAAAGGTTGATGCACAAGAAATATTTAAAGATGAGAAAGAGTAATGACAGCTAAAGAATATGAAGTTCTGAGAAACAAGTTCCTTACAGAAACCTTGAAACTTTCAGACGAGAAACGAATTGAGTATACAGAAGGCAATCACGAAACAAACGTACTGTGGAATTTTGAGAACATAGCCAACACATTGAACCTTACACCTATGCAAGTTCTATCTGTATATTTACAAAAGCATACATCCAGTTTATTTAGTTATTTTAAAACTGGTAAGGAGTATGCAGAACCAATAGAGGGTAGGATGAGCGACATCATCAACTATCTTCTACTAATGGTAGCTATGCTACATAAATACAAAGGAAAGGATAATGAACAAGTTCATAAAAACAATGGAACTGGTAAGGCAAGTGATCTTGGGTTATGAGCCACCGAAACCAAAAAGAAAATACAAGAGGAGAGCAAAGAAATGAACGATAACGAATTAGTATTTGATAAGCTATGTGAGGTCTTATTCCCTGAGTTTGACGAGGCAATAGACAGAGAGGCAGAGCATCTAATGGATGAGCATAACATCAATCACGATCTAATGATACAGATCATAGAGGCTTTCTTATATAAAAGGGCGAAACAGGTGCAAGAATGATACATTGGTTACAATCGTTATCAGAGAACGGGTTTGATGTTTTCATTGTGGTGTACCTTGCAGTCCTACACCTTGTCTATCATTACCTGATGAGGTGGTATATCAAAAGCGTAACAAAGGATATTACCGACACTCAAAAGATTGTCTTAAACACTTTATATATGATGAATGGTAAAAGACCTAGCATACAAGAATATATGGAGTTTGAGAAACTCTTTGAAAAACAGGAGGAAGAATGATACTGGTAGATTTATGGGAATGGGTAATCAATCTCTTTGTCATGTCCATGAGTCTGGTAATGTTTTCAATGGTCATGTTTGTCTTTTGTCTGGTAATTTATTCGATACAGGACTGGAGAGGAAAATGAAAGAGTACATGGAGTTGCAGTTGGAAGTTCTAAAGTATGAACAGATGGTGGAACGAAGAGAGGAGAAGATAAAGAAGTTACAGAACGTAATCGCATCACAGGATCCAAATGATTTACACAGATTTAGATGTTGGCATTGTGATTCTGAACTGATTTGGGGTGGAGATCACGACATACAGGAGGTCATGCTAGAAGAGGACAAGGAAGGTATCGCATCCAATTTTTCTTGTTCTAACTACGACTGCAACACCCATGTGGAAGTGTATCATTTTTTACAAGAAGAGGAGTAAGTCATGGTAACATATACCCACAACCATAAAAGTCCCATAGAGGCTAAAATAATGCTGTTACTGGGCATGTGTGGTGCAAGGGCTAGTGAGTTTAGCTACGATGACTGGGGAGAGAATAGAACATTACAATGGAAAGAAGGGAAGAGAATAAATAAGAAAGTCAGGGATTATGTGAGAATGGTTTTTGTTGCAGAACACAATCAACCTCTGAAATTTTCTGAATTTAGGTATGAGAACGCACTTGGAGGTAGGATATACAAGTATATTATCGCCCCTCTAAAAAATTAATTTGGAACTTTTTGAAACCTAGAGCGTATAAGAGTAAACGGCACACAAAAAAAAAGTGCCACAAACAAAGGAGTTAAAATGAAACAAGAAGTAAAAAATAAATACCCTTATCAAGTATTGTTAGAGGGATCGCCTAGTTCATCGGAGTTAGAATATCAGTTTAGTGTAGATATGGAATCTAAAGATGGTATTGGTTGGTGGGAGAGGATGACACCAGAACAAGTTATACGGGAGGTTGAGGAGATTAGGGATAGATACTCAGAAGGAAGTGGTTGGGTGCATTACGATGAGATACTGGATGGGAGCGAGTCGGCTATTCAAGAACGGAATGAGCTGAGGAAAGTTGTTGCATACATGAAAAGAAGATACAAGAAGTACTATAGCTAAACTAAACAGGGGCGGGGAAACCCGCCCCATAACAAAGGATATAAAATGAAAACATATCATTGGACAATAACATCGAGTGGCTTTATAGAAGCACACTCAGTTAAGGAAGCTGAGGAGCTTCTGAAAGAGAACGCCATTGGGTACATCATAGATGATGAGAAGTACTGGGAGTTTGACGTACAGGATGAAACTGTGGAAGAGGTACTGGACAAGCAAACACTTTGGGATGTTGCAGATGAGGAGGAGTAGGGTTTAAAATTTTAGGTAGCATATAGTCCTAATAATCAATAACTTGCGGGGTAGTTGATGTTAAAAAGATGTGGAAGATGCAAAACCAAAAAACCAATAAAAGACTTCTATAAGAATCGTCAAAAGAAAGATGGCAGACAAAGTAAATGCAAGGTGTGTCAAAAGAAATACCACAATCGTAACTGGTACAAAAAAAATAAGAAAAAAATAATAGAAAAAAATTATACTAGAAAAGCAAGAGTGAAACGAGCCAACTTTAAAAAAATATTAGAACTGTACTTTTCAAAAGGATGTGTGGACTGTGGCACACAAGACCCACGAGTTCTGGAGTTCGATCATGTTACAGGAATCAAGCGTAGTATCAAACATCAGAGAGGTGCAGGAGTTGGGTATCTAGTTCGTAACGGGTACAAGTGGAGTACGATCAAGAGAGAGATAGAGAAGTGTGTGGTCAGGTGTCGCAACTGTCATCAGATAAAAACATTTAAAGATTTTAAGTACCATACAGACGTTCAAGATATTATAAAAGAATATGAAGAAAATTTGGAACTTTACAATAAGGATGAGCGTTACAGGTGTACAGTATGAAAGAAACAACAATGAATAAAAGACTTCAAGCAAAACTTAAAATACGTTATGAGTATCATGGATTCAACGGCGAGAGATACATCAAGGTACCCATAATGTATGATCCCGATACAGGATACACATACGACATTGGAGACATATACGACATAAAAGGAGATGATGATGTTCGCAACACTGAACAAGTTAAAGTACAGGATTAAACAGGATATTAAACGTGTGGAAGAACACTGGGAGACTAACCCTAGAAATGACTATTACTTTGCAGAGATATGTGGACTAAGGTCTGCTTTAGATCACATTGCAAGAGCAGAGGCAGAGGAATTAACAGAGTTAGATAAGTGGGCTACACAAAACCAAAAAGAGGAAAGGAATGAACTTACAACTAGGAACAGGGCAAGAGGTTAGTATACACAAGGTAGAGTCTGTGGAGATAGAAGAAACTACCAAGTTAGATTCTCTAAACCCTAATAATAAATACTTTAGAACGATGCATGTCAAAACAGAGTCGGGTGAAACTATCGAGATCACGCTGTTCTCTAAAGACAAAGACGTACTAGAATACAAAGATTAAATGATGACACGGGGCAGGTACAAGGTCGGTTATATTTCACTCCATTTGTTTCCGACCGCTCACAACTACACATCTTACTTGCCCCGTCCTCCCTACATACTAAAGGAAACAATATGCTAGACATACAAAAGATATATCACGAATGGTTACGCAAAGGTAATAACCTTCATTACAAGAAAAGATATCAGGGTAATGAGAAGTGGTTTCATGGTTCAGCTTCAGGAATGTGTATGCGGAAACATTACTTTCAACACGTTGCAGAAGTAGAACCTAAAGAAGTAGATGATGATACCCTGAGACTATTCAGGCTTGGAGACTTGGTACACAATGATATTCAGGAAGCACTAATAGATTATGCAAGTCTCAATGGTTCTCAGATAATGATAGAACGTGAGATACAAATACCTGAGGTAAACGTAAGGGGATTCCTAGATGTAATAATCGTAGAAGATGATGCATTGTATGACATCAAGACCTGTAATGCTTGGAAGTGGAAAGGTTTGTTTGGTCGTAACCCTGACCCTGACCAACCAGTTAATTACAACTTACAGCTTGGTACTTACGGATGGTGGTATGAAAAAGAATCTGGGAACCGATTGAAGAAACTGGCGTTACTATATTATAACAAAGATAATTCAAGGATGAGGGAGAAGGTTGTACCTACCTCATACATAGACAAGGCCAAAGAATACTGGCACGATGTCAACAAGATATTTGAAAAAGGAAATCCACCACTGGAACTAGGAGTCGCACCAGTGTACAAATGGGAATGTAATCCCAAGTACTGCAACTTCTATCAGGTATGTGGTGGAGGACTCAAAGAGAAAGGAGATGATCTATGAGCGATCAACAACCCGATTGGGATAAGATAACCGAAGGTAAGATACGGCACGGTATTGCAGTAGAAGCCTTTGGCAAAGGCATGGAGCTCAATGAAGAGAACATGCGATTGATGGAGCGGTGGGTGCAGTTTATCATTCACGGCTACGATGGCATCAAGGACATACTGGAACAGGCCAGTGAAAGAAAGGCTATGTCCAGTGAAGAGGTCAAGAAAGAGATTATTGATAAGTTTGATGGAGAAGTGGTAAAAGAAACAGATGAAGATTATGTTAAGAATGAAATCAATAAAGCTGTAAAGACATTGGGACAGAAGGACAAGAACAAAGTCCTATACCAACTGAAACAAGGCAACATTACTGTTGACAACCTTCAGGCTTGCTTAGATAAAATTGCGGTAATGAAACACTTCTAAGCATGGTAGACATAGGAGATGCATATTACCCTGCTGACGAGAGTCAGTTTACAAGATCGGTACCTACTGGTAGATACACAGCTAGTATCGTAGGAATGGACACATCTGAAAATGTTAGGTTTGGTAGGTATGTGGCAGATGTATTCAAACCCGAATACGAAGTTGATGGAAAGGAGCACCCTGAGTATGAATCATGTACTGTCAAGGACAATGGTGTGTTTCGCTACAAGAAGGTAGATGGTCAATTATACGAACATAGAAAGAACTGGGGCTTTGCTCAGTTCTTATCTATTATGCAACTCCGCAAGGATAAAGGACAGGGTGGGCAACTGCCCTTCCTTTATCTGCCTGACATAAAAGGTGCTAAGGTTTTGATAGATGTAACCATGAAAACATTTTACAATGACTTGGACTCAGAGGTCAGGTACCCTGTGGCAAGAACAATACAACTAATTCAATCTGCGGAGGTACCATTCTAATGGATATACTTACAAAGAAGGGACAGAAGTCATTAGAGTATGAAAGAGAAATGCTAGACAGAATTAGGCACAGTATCTGCAACAAACACAAAAGCAACTCTACACTGGTGGAGACAAAAAAGGATACAGATGCTAAGGTGGACGGCATTATCATAAAAAACAATGAGCTGTCAGGTATCTTTGAATCTAAATGTAGAGACCTGAGCTTGATGGAGTTACGAAACTTTGGCTCTTGGCTTGTGACGTTTGATAAAATTATGGACGGCAAGCGACTTTCAGAAATGCTACGAGTTCCCTATCTTGGTTTTCTGTACTTAATCAAAGATCAGGTAGTTATGTATTGGAAAATAACAGATAGTTATGGGAACTTTTTGTTTGACTTTGACGTTAGAAATACAACAACACAAAAAACAATCAATGGAGGCAAGATCAAAAGAACCAATGCATACTTGCCATTTAAAAAAGGAATAGAACTATTATGACTAAATATATGTGTACTGCAAAAATAAAATATACAAGGCAAGAAGTAGAGCTACATATTAATGCACTAAAGATGGCTTTGACTAACCCTGCATTGACAAATTATCGTGGTAGATACGAGAAGCTGTTGAAGGATATGAAAAGAATCAATAACGAAATGCTTGATAAAGAAAACGATGCTTCAATAAATGGGTACAAGCACAAAGAGGAAGTAGAGTCTACAGTAGTGCAAAATGCGTAAGACTACACGTAAAAAAGTAAAAGAAGGATATGAGTTTGTTGAGTATCTATATGATTGTCCAGAGTGTGATTATGTTTACTGGAGCGATTCAAAGAAACTGTTTAAACGCTGTCCTAAATGTTTTGTAAAAAGAATCAATAGCAGAATGAGGCTTGCATTATGAAAAATCCAAAGAATGTGAAACGTGGTAGGAGAGCACGACAACGTGGTGCAGAATTACAAAGACAGGCTGTACGTATGGCAAAAGATGCAGGACTTGAGGCATACAACAGAGACAGAGGTGGAGCACAGCATGAACAGGGAGATATAGAAATAGAAGGACATTACTATGGGTGCAAGAGGCGTACTCGCATTGCACAATGGTTGAAGCCTGAGAAAGAAGAAGAAGGCGTAGTCGTAAGAGAAGACAGGGGAAAGCCCTACATTGTCTTAGACTATGAATATTTTGTAAATCTATTATCTATTATGAAGGAACTTGCAAAAGATGAGGGATAGTAACGAATTAAAAAGAAGAGGAATCATTTCTGTGTATAAGAGGATGTTAAAAGAAAACACCATAAAACAAAATGGCCCTGCCTATCATAGAATGAGACAACTAGAAAGACAACATATCAAAGAAACGAGATGGCTTAGGAGTAGGTTAAAGGATGACGAAAGCGTTTCCTTCGGTTGGCTAAAAGAAGACCGAAACTGAGCCATCTCATAAATAGGAGATCAGCATGGCTGAATACAAACAAAAAGACGGCAGTTTTACACTGTGGAAAAACAAGTACAAAGAAGACGGCGACAAAAAGCCTGACTACACCGGTAACGGAATGGTCAATGGCAAGAAGCAACAGTTCTCTTTGTGGATCAATGAAGACGAGAAAGGGGATAGATACCTTTCTGGTCAGTTCAAAGACCCATATAAAAAGAAAAGTAGCCCTTTCTAGTGCTGATTGATTATAAGGGGGCTACGGCCCCCTTATTCAATACCTTTTAAATAGGCGATACTTATGTCAAAGAATTTATTTTACAGCGAAATACGGGAGAATAGAGGGGGTTTTTTAACACCAATGTTTCAAATTTGTAGCAAGACAGGAAAAAGCTGTGGTTTTTGTGGTTTTACAACCTACAATCCAGAAATTAGAGATTTTGATGGTGAGCAAAGAGAATTTTGTGGCATAGCCGGCGGTTATGATACTAGAGTTTCATCGCTTCCAGAGTGTTGGCTTGAGATGACAAAGAGTCAGCAGACAACATATACAAAAAATAAAAGATTAGAACTGCAAGCATTAGAGATAAGGAGTAAGTAGTGGATATACTAGATGAGTTTCCAAAAGAACAGCGAGAACTGACAAAAGAACAAGCTGACGAAATCACTAAGATTATGAGAGACTTACAAAATAAAGTTGTACCTCTTAATGTGTACTGGGAAAATCTAGGTGACTTCTGGAAAAAGCATGGGTTTCCAGAATGGGCTGAAGAGTTTTACGAAAGAGCTAAAAATTAGAATTGAAAAAACTCAGAGTACATGTCTAATAATTCATCATGCCTCAAAAGTCTTTTATATGCCTTATCTCCTATTCTCTTTCTTAGCTCTGCTAATCTTTGAGAATAAACCAAGTCGCTTTTACCCGGAGCTATCTTAGATTTAATTAACAATCTTTTTCCAATAATAGATTTAGATATACTAGCCGGGTCTTTTCCTGTATCGCTAACAGCATCTACAATATACTTACTTACTGTAGATGGATCGTCTCCTGCCATGATAGCATCGTATGCTTTATTCATGTTCCTTCTAAATTTTTTAATTTCTTCATCTGGTTTAGATATATATGTTCCACCATACTTGTTTTCAAACTTCCATCTGTAATATGCACGGATAGCATTATCGTCTTTACTAGCTTCTGGATTGCCAAGACCTACTCCAACTACCATTTGCTTAAATACTCTGTTAGCAGGAAAAAATCTTTCTCCAAACTTTATAGCCCTGTCCATTGCTTCATCATAAGTGTATTTACCCGTACCTCGTATCGCTTGGGTTAATTCTTTTCCTAAAACCCAAGGATAAAAAATATCTAAAACACTCTCTTTCCCGCCTGCTGTAGATTGCAATATTTGACCATACAAACCAGCAAATGTTGTATATGCCCAGCTCTTTGCAATAAACTCCAATGGTTGCTCCTTTACCTCGTTCCATTTTATTTCAACATTGTCTTCACCACCATACATGTATGCCAATAGAAACTGTGCACTGGCACCAGAAACAGCACCGCCAAACAAGTCACTCATTACTGATTGCGTAACATTAACCAACTTTTTATAGTCCTGTTCAACTATTGATTCATTAATCGCTTTTGAATTTGTTCTAATAATTCTATTAAAAGACCTTGCCTTCATTTGAGCGTATGTTTCAAAAGCTGTTACAAATCTGAATATTCTAGACTGTTCTAATCTAGACTGTTCGCCTGCTCTTTGAGCACCACCAGTCAAAGCGGCGGGAGCCCTTCTAATTAAAGCATCGTACAACTCTTGCGGGGCTTTTCCTGACACCATTAATTCTGCTTCAGACCTTGAAAAACCCATTTCTCTTAAAAGCAACGCATCTGTACCTGTTCCTTTTTGATTTTTAAATTTTTGTACTTTATTAGAAGCAACAACAGCACTTATCTTTTCTTGAAATTCATTTAGGTATCTATATAAAAAAGCACTTCTTTGAGCTTCGTTCAACTGCCTAACTCTAGACTCTACAGGCCGTACTGGGTTTGTAGCTAAATTGGTAACATCGGATGTAAACGCACCTAAAGAATTTAAAGTAGCTTCCAATGCTTTAGCATTACCAGAAGGTAGCCCTAATTTTAAATCATAAAGACCTTTGATTAAACCGGGTGTACCAGAAAATCTTCTGATGCTTCCTAAAAACTCAGCTACGTTTGGTATAACAGAAGCAGATAATGAACTAGCCCTTACTGTATTATAAGCACTATTAACCGCCCTCATGGCTTTACCGCCTACAGAACCTGCTTCTAATATGGGAGCTTCAATAGGTGCACCACTTAAAGCCCTGATCATTTCGTGAAATTCTATTGTAGTTCCACCCTCAGATTCTATAGCCTTTTTAAATTTGTCTACTGTGCTTGTATTGTTTATCTCTTGACCAAACGTAGTAGCAACACCAACCCTAGCGGCCCCTGTCTCAGCTAACCTTTGAGCATATTCATAAGGTCTATACTCTACTAAAGGTATGATATCTCCACCAACTTCAATAGCATGTGGTATATGTTTCCATTTACGACTATGCTCTACTTGAGTTGTTCTTGTCGGATTCTCTGTAGACTTACCAGAAATGTTATCGGTAAACTCTTTAAAGTACTCTCTTACGCTAGTTTCAGGACTGCCTGTTGCCTGAGCAAATTTAGAAA